GGAATCCGCGCTGACCCTCCCTCTCCCCTCTCTTCCCCACCGACCTCCTCTCGCGTCTAATGCCCGTCTCAGGAAGCCCGTTAGACCTCTCGGACGAGGAGCTTGCGGCCAACGCGGAGGTGTCCCCCGAGCGGGACCTCCCTCTCGCCCGTGACTGGAAGGAGAATCACTTCCAGGCCCCGCTCGGCAATCTCCTAGAGGCACGGGAGGACCCGAACGACCCCGCCACCCCTGAACAAGAGACACGACCCGATGGAGGATCTGAGTGACGAGGAGCTTCGGGAAATGGGCATCGACCCCGAGAAGGTGGGGACGGCGCAGTTCACGGGCATCGACCCGGAGCAAGCGGAATCCCTCTCCTCTGCCGAGTTGCGTGCCCTGCGTCAGGCGCACAAGCTCGAACTGATTCAGGAGTACACGGTTGGCTCCCGCGCCGACGAGTTCGTGTTTCGTGCCTCGGATGGGACCTACCGCACCCTGGACGAGGATATCGTTCCGTCGCGTGTGGTGCGTGGTGCGCTCGACGTGGCCCTCGACTCTGCCGCCGATGAGGTAGAGGACCTGACGACCTCCCTTCGGGACGGCGAGATTCGCCTGTCGAAGTGGCAGCGCGAGATGATGGATCAGATCAAAGGGGCGAACATGAACGCCGCCTCGCTCGCCAAAGGCGGGTACGGCCAGATGGGTCCCGAGGATTGGGGTCGCGTCGGCGGTCGCGTTCAGGACGAGTACGAGTATCTCCGCAACTTCGTAAGCCAGATTGACGAGGGGGATATTCCCGTCGATGGGCGTGCCGTCAACCGGGCGAGGATGTACGTGCAGGGGTCGCGGCAGACGTTCCACCGTACCGAGCGGCTCGAAATGCAGAAGCGGGGATATAACCAGGAGAAGAACATCCTGGGTGTCGCGGAGCATTGTGATGAGTGCGTGGCCCTGACGACTCGTGGCACCCAGGGGTGGGTCCCTATCGGTACGCTCCCGGAGATCGGCACCCGAACCTGCCTCGGCAACTGCAAGTGTCGAATCATCTACCGCCGTACCTCTCCGGGCGAGGCGGTAGACCCTGAGCCGTTCCCCGGCGACCAAGCGTAGGTCCCTCTCCCCTCACCCCCTGAACTTTGGCCCGGAGTTCAGGTAAGCACCCCGCCTCTAGGTGAGGGGTTCGCCCCGCCTCCTTCAGTCCCACGAGGGGGTGGGGCTTTCTGTTGCTAACGACTCTGTTAGAACAATTAAAACTCTCTTCACAGAAGCGGGAATCACCCCTCTAACGAGTGGGTTAAACAGGCTGAAGAGGAGGGAAGAGAGGAGGCGGGGTCAGACAGACTCACTTACACTCACCACCCATAGACAGACAGAGCCATGACACTCCGACAGCAGACCCACTACCAGAACAGCCTCAAGCACGCGAGAAAGGAGCAGTTTCTCGCCGTGACCGAGATCGGCAGCACCCGCACCGTGCAGCGCAAGATCACGCCCGAGCAGGACACCGCGACCTGGAAGCGTCTCGACTCTACCGGGTGGGCGGCCCTTCCCGAGGAGGCGGCGAAGTCCCTAGAGGCCGACTACCAGAAGGGGGAGTACGAGAGCATCGAGGACCTGGAGCAGCGCGAGGCTCGCGTGCGCCGATAGCAGCGAGGGGCACTAGGCGGGGGTGCCCCTAGAGGGGGGCCAGCCAGCGTTCCTCTAGGGGCACTCTCACAAACCCTCAACAGACCAGCAAAGCATCATGCCACTCTGCCTCTTCCCGACCGACGAATCCGACGTAGCCACGCTCGCCTTCTCGGTACAGGAGCCGGGCGTGCGCCAGCGCAACCTCATGTACCACGACCTGGACCTTCCCGACTGGATGGACAACCGCGTGTGGCGTCTCGCCTGCGGAACGTGGGGCGGCGTCAAGAGCACGGAGGCGCGCCTCGGGCAGTTGATCAAGAGCACCTCCTCCTCCACCATGAAGCACACGCGACTGCGCATCCCCTCCCAGGCTCGGCACGACGGGTACGGGGCCGTGCTGCTTCTCTCCGCGCCGAACGGAGGCGTTCCCGCCTGGGCCAATACTCTCCACCTTCTGCAAGACGAGGCCCACGAGCAGCCCGTAGAGGAGATCGCAGACAAGGCGGCCTCGTGGTCGGTCCCGAAGGAGGAACTTGAGACGAGACGCCACCAGTTCTAGCACTTGCCCCCCGAGCGAACGAACTCGGGAACTGACGCGGGTCAGCCGCACCGTGCGAACGCGGCAGGGGGCAGAGTGTCCCCGACCGGGAGGGCATCGAGTCGTCCCGGCACACGACCGGGTAGCTCAGTTGGTAGAGCGGCGCGAATCGTACGCGTGACACGGCTGGCTAACGGTGGGGATCGTAGCACAGCACACTACTCCGCGTGGGTTCGACTCCCACCCCGGTCACAGATAGGAGGGCGTGGCTAGCGAGACGCCAGCAGGATTTGTCACTGGCTCTGTCTGGTCCTGCCTCGTGCGGGTTTGACTCCCGCCGCCCTCCTGCCCCTCTCTCCCTGGGGAGGCTCTGTACGGGCCTCTCCGGGGTTTTCTATTTGCCAGGGACTTTCCCCCTCCCGCTCGTGGACGGCTCCTCTCGTCCCGTGCGTGCGCTTCACGAGGCGGTTCCATGCATATTGAAACATGGGGGTGAGGTTACGATTGAAGACAACAACTTTACGCCTATTCTCGGCGGCTCAGGGAGCCGTCACGACACATTTGGGAGGCCCAAATGGACAATTCTGGTGTTTTCGGAGTCCCGCGTTTTTTGCAATTTGCGGCTGGTCCGTGCTTCAACACGGATGGCGACGACGGTGGGGGCGAAAGCTCCTCCGAGGCCGGGGGCGAGTCCACGGAGTCGGGGACACCCGACGCAGACGTGGCCTCTCACCTCGACCCGAACAAGCTGGTAGCCGAGCATGGGGACGCGCAGCGTGCCCTGGGTGCTCTGTCCGAGAAGGCAGACACCCTAGAGGAGGAGAACCAGCAGTACCGACAGCGCATCAAGGAGCTTGAGGAGCAAGTGCCCGGTGGCGAGTCGGTGATGATTACGGATGAGCACCTTGAGTCACTGCGCGAGAAGGGATTCATCGAGTCCGAGGAGCCATCCGCAGACGACGTGCTCAATGCGCTTCAAGAGGAGCGCGAGAAGCGGGCCAACCTGGAAAATCGGCAGACCTTTCAGGAGGTCGTTCAACTGACCGATGCCGACCAGGGGATTCTGGAAGATATTGGCGCTGACACCCTCTCCTACCGAATCGAGGATGTGGACGGGGGGGAGGGGAAGCGCGTGCTGGTCGAGACAGAGGACGGGGACGAGCCGTTCCGCTCGTACTTTCAGGAGCGGTATCCGAACCTCTCGGAAACCTTCTTGCCCGATACGTCCGGGGGCGACGAAGGGACCGAGGACGAGGACGAGGACACCACCGAAGAGGGTGGGGGCACCTACGTTCCCGCCCAAACCAGTAGCGATAGTTCATCCACCGACGACTCGGGTGGGACGACGGACGTAAACGACTTCATTGAGAACCTCAACGAGGAGCGTGGCCGCTCCTAACGGCGTCCGTCTCGGGCGTGCGTCGAGGGGCCACCTCTCTTCTCTTCCCTTCGCACTAACGCCCACACCGACACCATGGGACGCAATACCCACAACATTAGCCGCCCGGACTTCCTCGTTGAGAAGCAGAACGCTGCTCGCGATCCGGGCCGTCAGGTCGATTTCGTCGCCTTCGGCGCATCCTACGAGAACGAGTACGGGAACGTCGAACTCAAGGCAGGCACGGTCGTCTCGCTCGACACCAACGGGAAGATCATCCCTCGGGATACCGCGTCCGGTGACACCGCAGAGGGGCTTCTCGCATCCAGCGTGAACGAGGGGTCGGATATTGAGGCCCTCTCGGGGTATGGCTTCATTCTGGGTGGTCATGTGTACGAGGATATGCTCATTCTTGACGGGGGCAGCCTGTCCACGATCAAGGGTGAGTTGAAGAACGCCAGCGACTACGGCTGGATCTTCAGCACCTACTCGGATGACCGCAACACGTAAGCCCGTAGGCCACTCCTGACTCTCTCATTCGCCTCCCAACTTGAGTACTCCCTGATTCACCATGACACTGTTTACCTTCAACGACGCGCTCGACGAGTTGGACGACAACTTCGCGTTCGAGATCGCTAACGGGGTCCGTGCCCCGGACCGCTACCTCTTCTCCGACGTGCTTCCCGTCCGCAACCGGACCACGTACAAGGTCGAGAACGGGTCGCTGACCGTTCGCCCGACGATGGCCGGGGTGACGGGTATGGACGCGCCGTACGCTCCGAGCGGCCACATGGACTTCACGACCTTCCTGGAGCGCACCGCGAAGATCACGAACGAGGTGTCGTTCCCCGAGAAGGCACTCCGCGAGCTTCAGCGTACCGTCCGGACGCTCGACGTGAACTCCGCTCAGGCAAAGGAGCAGGTGGTCGAGTCCGTCATGAACTTCACCGCGAAGGTGCTCGTGCAGGCGCACATCGACACCGCCGAGTACCTCCGGGGTCAGGCGTTGCAGTACGGCAAGATTGACTGGTCCTTCGGCAACATCGACCTGACGGTTGACTACGGCATCCCCTCTTCCCACAAGCTGAACACCAAGACGGGGACGGACGCCTACGGTGGCTCCACGTCAAAGTGGTGGGACGATCACCTCAAGGCGCAGGAGCGTCTGGGGTACAACTACGATGGGCCGTATATGCACGTCCAGACGTTCCACGACATCGTGGAGAACCCGGAGAACGACATTCAGATCGTGCAGCAGAACGAGAACGTGTTCAACCTCGCACGGCTGAAGCGCGACGAGAACGGGAACCGGACGGAGATGCAGAGCAACGACACGCGGGAGCGTGCCGAGGTCACGGTCTACACCGAGGAGGGCGAGATGATCGACCCCTCGGACCCCGACACGACCATTCGCGTGCCGTTCATGGAGCCGGGTCGCGTCTTCTGGGTCGGCCAGGGCAAGACGGACTCCTTCCGGGTCGGTACGGGAGCGACGGATGCTGCCGAGCTTGAGTACGACCTCGGGTACACCCACATGGGGCCGACCGTTGAAGGCAACGGGCAGCCCGGTCGGTGGGCCAACACCTACGTCCCGGAGGGGCAGGAATGGCAACTGATCGGCCAGGGTGTCCAGAATATGCTTCCGGTGATCGAGAACCCGGAGCGGCTGGTCCTCTCCTCGACCGAGTTGCAGTAACACTGACGGGGCGGGTCATCCCGCCTCTTCCCCTCTCCTCTGAATCCTCCTTGTACCTGCTATGGCTGACTCCGAGCACCTCGTGTTCGACTTCACGTACACCTTCGATGGTGTCACCTACCGAAGCGGTGAGCCGATGCCGCGAGAGGTGGCCGAAGAACACGGGATTGCCGAGAAGGGGGACCCGGTGGATGCTCGGAAGGCGAGCGACACGGACGGTGGGTTCCCCCTCCCTGAGTCCTTCCCGTACTACGAGGCCCTGAGTGAGCACGGGTACGAGACGGTAGAGGACGTTTCAGAGGCGACGGACGAGCAGTTGCAGCAGGTGAGAGGCATCGGGAGCACAACCATCGAGACCGTTCGTGAAACCGCCCAAGAGATTCTGTCAGCATGAGCAGCGTGACGGCCGAGGAACTGATCAGCCCGGAGGGGGAGATCCAGGACGCATGGTTCCCGAACACGGATCTGCTCACTCTGCTTCGGCGTCGAGTAGAAAAAGCGGAGAGCGGCTCCCGCTTCGCAAATCTGAGTGGGGAGACGAGGCGGGACGCAATCGCCGCCTATGCCTATGAAGCGGCCTACCGTCACATCTACCGACGCAAGGCGCACGAGCCGTCCTCGGTAGACCTTGCCGAGCAGGGGGGCGAGCAGCAAACGGATCGGCAAGTAGAGCGGTGGCGCGAGATGGCCGACGAGAAGGAGGACAAGTGGAGGTCCCTAGTCAACGACGACACGGACCTAGACGAGACACCCACCACTCGGACGATCAACAGCCCAAGTGCCTACGTGTAGATGCCGATTCTCTCGGAAACCTCTACCGTGGACCGTCTGCGGCGGTTGCAGGCTCGCACAAGGCGCGAACGGGTTGATCTGTATGAGGCAGGGGGAGAGGATGGCCGTGGGGGGTACGGGCCGCCACAGCCCGTAGAGGGGGCGGTCGATGTGGCCGCTCGTGCTATGCCGTCAGGCAAGGCGACGGAGTTTCTCGCATCCCGCCTCGTTCACCAGGACCCACACGCATTTTTCTTCGCTCACGACCAGTCCCTCCCGGACGACCTGTTCGTGCTCTATGACGGGACCCTCTACCGTGAAGAGGAGCGACTCCCGAACGGAATACGGACGCTCGTGGTCGCCGTGAAGCAGCAACCGCAAGAGTGGTCGTAATGGCCTCCAATCAAGCCGTCGAAATACGCCTTCCGAAGCATGAGCGGCGCAAGCTCACGATGGGCTTCCGTGCGTGGGTAGACGGGACCGTGGAGCGGGTGGAGCAGGTCGTCGCGGAGTACGCCGAGAAGATCTGGAAGGAGGCTCGTGAGCGGGTGCCCGTGGACACCGGGAATCTGCGAAGTACGATTGAGATACGCCTCACGAAAGCGATCATGGCCGGGGTTCAGGCAAAGGTCGGGACCGACCGGACCACCTACGCAATACACGTTGAGTACGGGACGCAGATAATGGACGCGCAACCGTACATTCGCCCTGCGTTTCGGGAGTACCGAGACGAGTTTCTGGATGCCATTGAAGAGGTGCTTGATCGAGACTCAGTATGACCGGAACCTCGCGCACATCGGACTGGACGGGGACCATGAAGGGGATGCTGCACGACAGCCTCGACGGACTCTCCGTGAACGGGGAGGTCCTCCCCCACTTCGAGAAGATGCGCAGCAACGTGCCAATGCCCTACCTCATCAACGGCAGGGTGAGCATGAGCGACCGACAGGCGACGCCGGGGAATGGCTACCTCGGAAGCCAGAACTTCGAGATTCAGATGGATGCGTTCAGCGACTACAACGGCGACAAGGAGGTGGACGCCATTCGAGACGCAGTGATCGGTGTGCTCATGGATTCAATGACTGCCCCGGACGGGTACACCATCGTCAATCGAGAACTCGACAACAGCTTCACGATATACGAGGACAACTCGGAGATTCGGCATGGAGTTGTTGAGGTACAGATTGCCCTTCAAAAACTGGTGACTCCCTAATGCGCCTCGTCCTTGCAAAGAGCACATTCGACCACCCCCTTGACGACCGTACCATTCAGGTGGGGGAGACTTTGACAATCCCTGACAGCGTGGCGCAGGAACTCAACGGGTCGTTCCTTACGGAGCCACCCATGCCCGAAATCCATAACGAGGTACAGGCTGGCCCGTCAGGAGAGGAGGGCCTCGTCACCCGCTTGTACCACAAGGGAGGGGGCAGCTACCTCGTCACAGACGCGAACGGCAAGGTGCTGAACGAGGACACCACCCTGCGCGGAGAGGATCAGGCGCGGGAGTTTGCGTCGAGCTACTCGTCAGACTCAAATGAATAACACGCTCGACACCCATGCCTAATTCTGAGACGGAGGGTGTTCTCGTCGGGTTCTTTGCGGACGTAGGAGGAACGCCTACGCTCGTGGCTGCCCGTCGCGGACTCGAACTGGAGGAAACCGCAGACACCATCGACATCTCGCACGCCGACAACCGACGTGCCCCGATCAACGTCCTCGGTCTGGACACCGCGAATGACGAGGTGACGATTCAGGGGGATCGGCGGCGTGAGCTTGACACCTACAAGGAGTTCGAGCTTCGCGGCACGGCGGGGGACGATGGTACCTACACGGCGACGGGGACGAGCCTCTCCTCCGACAACACGGTAGTCAGCGTGTCGGGAGGGATCTCGAATGGGACAGTCGGCACGGGTCGGGCCTTGATCGTCGCGCCGTATGGGTTCATGAAGCGAACGCCGGGGCAGCAGGATTGGTCGGCCAGCCTCGACAACGTGATGCTGCTGGACGACTCTATGGGGTCGTTCGAGGCGTCCCACAATGCGCTACGGCAGTCTAAGCGCAACGAGAACCCGATAGGGATTCAGGTCCGATACCCCAACGCGGACACCTCAAATCCACGCGACGAGGCAAGCGGCCTCGTTACGAGTATCACCCTCACCGCTCCGTATGACGGGGAGGCGACCGTAGCGTTTGAGCTAGAGGGTCAGGAACCGCTCGTCTACGCTACGTAACGCCCACCTCACTACCTCTCTACACACACCCTAACGAGTCATGCCAAATCAAGAAACTCAAGGTGTCGATGTGGGCCTCTACGCCCCGGTAAGCGGTACACCTACTCTGGTCGCGGCGAAGCGTGGTCTTGAGTTCGAGGAAACCGCAGACACCATCGACATTGGGCACGCCGACAACTTCGGCTGGATGGAGCGGTTGTACGGCCAGCAGGAGTACTCCGTCGATTGGGATGGGGTCATGCTCCTGGACGACGGGAGCGGCTCGTTCGCCGCCTCTCATGCGGCCCTGCGTACCGCGAAGCGCAACGGGAATATCATCAGCGTTGAGATTCGATACCCATTCGGCGTCCCGTCTGACTCAGGCGATGCCCTGGTCACGAGCATTACGCTGTCGGCCCCGTACGACTCCGAGGCGACGATCTCCGTCTCGCTTGAGAGTACCGGGGCGATTAGCTAACGCTTCCCTACGTTAGAGAGGATTCGTTCCCCGTGGGAAGGGAACGCATCTACGAGTTCTCTCTAACGCCTCCCGCTTTTGAACCAACCCCTCACGCACAATGGAGAACTCCGACACCGGACCGCGCAAGGTCATTCCCATCACGTTCAAGTACGTAGACTTCTCCTCCGGGCACCCCCGAGAGGTAGAGGAGGAGCGACACCTGTACTACACGATGGGGGCCGTCAAGAAGCTCATGGATCAGTTCGGCGTGGATCAAGCTGCGGCGCAGGACGCCGTACAGAATGCCTCAAGCCCGGAGGAGGCTCAGGAGGAGCTTGACAATATCCTGGCACAGACCGAGATTGAGATGAGCGAGCAGGAGGGGATCATCACGATGGTTTGGGCGGGACTCCTTCCCGAGGCGCAGGGACGCGGCGAGGACCTGACCGTTGAGCAGGTCGGAAATATGATCGACCTTGAGCGGGTAGAGGAGATCACAGAGGCCGTGCAGGAGGCGTGGGAGTATTTTAACACGGGAGAGGAGGGAGAGGCAACCCCGACCCCTGACTCCTCCGAGAAGGACGGAGAGGAGCCTCAAAAAAAAGCGACGACGACGAAAAGCCCTCGATAAGCAAGTGGGCGTTCGTCAATGTCTACTGGTGGCTCGGTGTCTGTTGCGGAACGCTCGGGTGGGACCCAGAGAGCTTCTGGGCGGCGCAACGGTGGGAGTGTTACCATGCCTACATCGGCTATCAGAGTGCCCAGGATCGCCGGGATGCTGCGCAGGCGGCCCGGTTGATCAATGGGATGCGCGAGGCGTTCCACAAGGAGAAGATGAAGCGGAAGCAACCATCCGACTTCCTTGATGTCTCCGATGGGTACTATGAGGACGTGGAAGCGGCCCGTGAAGAGGTCTCCGAAACCTTCCCTGAAACGCTCGATGAAGCATGACCGTAGCCAGCCTCTTTGCCGAGATCGGCGTTGACACCTCTCCGATGACGGGGGTGGCGCGGGATATTG